GTTACCGGGTCGCTAAGTCTGAACAGTGGCAGATCATCGAACATTGTTGTCTCCTTTTCCCTTGCTTGGAATGTTTGCAAGTTAGCAAACAATCTGCGAGTGGTGGTGGATGGGAGTCGGAGAACTTACCCCATCCACCTAGCAAAGCACCGAAAGGCAAGAAGGTGCTATGCGTCCTTTTGAGGTTTTGGCAGTGAACGCCATGCAGCTTCAAAGGCTTCTGGGGTTTGGTCTGCGACCTCGATGTGCAGCCAGCCGTCACCGGGGCCTGCGTTGTCTGTGGCTGTGAAGATTTTGACTCCTGCTTTTCCTTCTCCACGTGAGCATCGGTAGCCAGCACCGTAGTCACCGAATGAGTACCAGTGAATCTCGCAGATGCCGAGAATCTTGGAGTGTTCTCCAAGCTCTGATTTGCCGAGGAACCAGTCCCACATTTCACGCGCTTGCTTTTCGTCTTTGTATTTGATGTCAGCTGCAAACCCTGTCGCGTGGACACTGAGGTTGTCTGAGCCTCGCATCTGGCGATTGACGTATGTTCCAAGGTTGGTTGTTTTCCAGCGTCGGTTGCACAGATCAACAAGTTTGGCTGTGACTGGTTGTGTCTTTTTGCCGTCCCATGCTGGGTAGTAGGGGTACTTACGAGGCACGACCAAAGGCCTTGTCTGCTGGGTTGAAGTAACGCATGGCTGTGGGGATGGCTGCAGCCCATACTGCGTTGAGCGTCGCTGTGGGGCTTTGTGTCGCTGTGTATGTAGCGACAGCACTTGCGAGCAGTGAGCGTCCGTAGGAGGCTAGGAGAGCCTTCTGTGAGGGTGTGAGGTTGAGGGTCATTCTGTTTCCTTTGGTGGTTGTTTGGTTGGCGCTTTGAGACCGTTCGAGGCGAGCAAGGATGACAGCGCCCCTGAGAGGAAGAGCATCATTGGACTGAGGAGAGCCCACGCACTTTTGTCATTTTCCGAGACCTCTAAAGGCTGTACGACAAATAGCAATCCGAACAGCAGAGCCCCTGTGGAGGCTAGGAATGTGACAGACAATGTAATGCCCACAATCAGTATTAGTCGGGCTTTGATTTCGTCGTTTGTGTAACGCCTTCTAGCCACAGCGACCACCACCAACTTGGATTGTGGTCACGACACCGGGTGCTTTGTTTTTGACGCGTTCACAGTTCACACGTGTACGGTCTCCACAACTGGCAAGCGACACTGCAAACAAACTAATCAGGGCTAGACGCTTCACGAGTTGCGATACCCATAAACACGCATTGTGCCTGTAATACTGCCCGATGCTGGGATGATCTGGATGCCGGTGTACTGAGTGGATGTTGCTACCTGTGTACCAAGCAGAAGGACAGCTGGGCCGTTTGCGTCGAAAGCGTGAATGTTTGCTTGCGTTCTTGCAGCGACGTTCGGGTTTGCAATGTCAATTACGGTCTCGCAAAGAATGGTTGAAGTAGATGAGTGTCCACCACAACGCTGAGAAACTGTCGCTGCTCCTCCGATGTCGGTCACGCCAGCGTTGTAGGCAAGGCCATAGCCAAAATAGTTTGCGCCTGCATCTACGCCTGCACCACTAACCATTTGGAAGGCAAAGGTTGTTGAGGCACTTCCGTAGTGACTGATGATGACTTTGTAGTTTGAGAAGCTTGACGAGAAACAGTTGAGCAATGATGCTGTTACCGATGCAGCAGTTGAGCCTGTGTAGGTCGTTGTTGCAATCCAAGTCAAGCCGATGTCTTGCTGAAGGGTCGTCATCTGAGCTGCAGTTAGCACCTGCCCTGATGTGAATGTCTGATCTGCCATGGTTGTCTCCTTTAGAAACTGAGAAGGTTCTCGTTTAGAGTACCGAAAATGGGGTCATTGAGGGTGAGATACGCGTTCGAGTCGGCTGACTCGAAGGTGTACGTCACGATGTGTGATCCCGGTGTGATGTTGTGTGAGATGCCAGACACGATGAGCGTCTGAGTGTCTGATGTTGGTGTTCCAGCAACGAAGTATTTCTTGACTGTGCAAACATCTGTCAGGTCTAGCGCAAGGCATTGGTTCTGTTTTGTGTCTGATAGTGGCAAGAGTTGCGTTGATAGACCTGTGAAGCGAAGGACTGGTTGCTTGTATCTGCCGAGCAGATAGTTGCCAAGGCCAGCGACCTCTGCTGTGGTGGAGTTGAGAAGGTTTGTGTTTGAGTAGGTCTGTGTCTGGTATTGGGCGATGCTGTCGGCGTTAGAGGCGACCTGTGCAGCTCCTGCCGGTGATTGGGTCACGATGTAGTTGTAGAGCAGCTCATCACCGAACTGGTTGGTCAAGGTTTGATAGGGGATACCACTGGCCTCAACATCAAAGGCTGCTTTGACCGTTGGGTTTAGAACGGATGAGCGACCTTTGAATGTGAGTGTGCCGTTTGACGACATGAAAAGAAAGCCCTGCTCGGAGGTTGTGATTGTTTGCAGATAGTTGAGCAATGGTGTCTCTTCAGCAATGGAAAAGTCTGCCGATGCAGCTGTGCCACCAAGCGTCGATGATCCAGTTCCGATGGAGCGTGACCCTTGATAGTTCACTTCTGTGTAGTCGAGCACTGTGTTGACGCGTGTAGAGCTAAGTTCTTCTGTGGTGGTGTGTGCGTTGAGGTTGTTAGATGCCAAGACGGTGAAGTCGTCTGCACATGTGGCGTAGGCCATGTCATTGAAAGCAAGGTCGTATTCGACGTTCCAGTCGGTAACTAGGCCTGTGTAGATGGGCAATCCGTTTGCATAGATTTGGATCGGCAGTCGAGGCACAATGCCTGTGACGTTGCCGGTGGTGTTCCAATACGGCGAAGATGTGTTCAGGGGGTCAAAGTCTCTGTTCTTGTTGTAGAAAGAAACTGTTGCTGTGCCTGCGTTGAACTCTTGCAACTGGCGTGAGCGTCCACGGTTGATGTTGATGGACTGCACCGATGAGGTCACATCTGCAAACTGGATACCACCAAGAGTGCCTGTGTTCAACTTGCCATAGACAGCGTCATCCAACTGGAACGGTGTTCCAAAGTTAGTTGTCGTCTGGAATCCGACAAGAACTTGAATAACAGGAAGCGTCATACGCTGACAAACACCTGACCCGATAGTCGTTCAGCACTCTTGATTGCCTCGATTATGTCACGGCCTACCTGTGCAGGGTTAGAGACAAGACCGGCATTGACTTGGATGCTGATTTGATTGACTGTGCCTTGCGTGGCTTGAGCACTGGCAAGGTTGCCACCAAGGAAAGCACTTGCACCGATGTTGCCAAAACTGGTTGCCGAACTAGCTAGTCCTGCAAGGTCTTGGTTGAGTTGCGTGACTGCTCCAGCGTTAGGCACGGCAATCATGTGATCCGTGACTTCAACGCCTGCTTCTGGGCCAAGGTTGATGAGCTGTGCCAAGCCAGCCTGACCAAGTCCTGCGTTGATGAGATGACCAAGGTTTGATGCGAACTTCTTAGCGTCCTCAATCTGCTTCTGAAAGACAGTGAGGTAGTTACTCTTTGAGCGTTTAGTGCTTGCCGATGCCACATCTGACTCAGCCTGTGCGACGCGTTCTAAGGCGTTTGCGTAATCGTCGGCCTGTGCTGCAGGGTCAATCTTTGCGAGGTCTGTATACGCCTGTGCGCGTGTCTTGAGAGCATCTGACAGTTCATCCTCGGCATCCTTCTGAGTCTTGACAGCCTCAGACAAAGAAACAAAGCCAGTGATTGATTCTGCTTGTGAGTCACGGAAGTTGTCATAAGCATCTTGCGCTGACTTGACCTTGTCAGTGATTGTTTGCAAAGCAGTGCCAACTCGATCACGCAACGTCTCTGCGTACTCCTTGGCTTTCTTTCGTGCTGTGTCCTGAGTCCTTGCTAATGCTGCAAGTTCTTCCTTCGTTGGCTTCAGACCGTTCTCGTAGGCCGACATCATCTGACCCTCAAACGCACGGAACTGGCGCGACAGGTTGCGAGTCTCGGTCACTGCTGCACCGGCAGTGTCGGCATAGCCCTTGACTGCAGCGTTCAAGAATCCAATCTGCTGAGTCGCTGGCAAGATGCGCGTGACCAGTCCAAAGATTTTGTTTGACCAGCCTTCGGTCTTGCCTTCAGCACCGATGGTTGCCTCAGCAATCTTGGAGGCTGCAGTGGCGTAGTCACCTAAGACCGGGGCAAGTTTCCCACCGACAGTCTCATACAGCTCGTCGGTTGCTATCTGAAGTTTCTTGAATCCACCCTCGGCAGAGTTTGCTGCAGCATCAGCTGCACCTTGAAACGTGTAGCCAAGCTCACGCGTGATTGCGTCAAAGTCTTTTGTCTTGACAGCGTTTGCATCGAGCGACACACCGAGCCGTGTGAGGGCTGTGACGTTGCCTCCCTGAGCCTTAGCGAGTGCAATTGAAACTGCTTGCAAGTCTTTGCCTGTACCGGCAGAGATGTCAAGCGCAAGGTTCATCAGGCTCTGAGCCTTGGTGACATCGCCGGTGGCCCTCACGAGTGAGGCTAACGACGGACGAAGTTCACTGTCCGACACGGCCTTCTGGAACTGCATCTTGCTAATGGTTTCCTCGATGGCTGCAACCTGTGCCTCTGACGCGCCTGTCGAGTTGCGAACGGCAAGAGACAACTGCTTCTGCTGTGCCTCATCCTCAGCAAAAGCCTTGACAGCCTTTCCGATCTGTTGCGCGACGGCAGCTGCAGACACGCCCATACCGAGCTGTGTTTTCATCAGACCCTTGAGAGACAGGTCTGCTTTCTTTGCGCCTTTGTCGTCATACGTGGTGACGAAAGGAAGAACGATGTTTGCCATTAGAAAGCCTTCCTACGGTTGAACTCTTGCACCACATTGTTGAGGATCATGTGTGCTTGCTCTCTGAGCATTGGCATCGCTGATTCTGCACCGGGCCACATGTAACGAGATGCGCCCTTTTTGCCTTTGCGCTCACCGTCTTTGTGTGCCTTGTCTTGGTTGTCAAGGTTTTCAACAAACGCAGAGTCCGACGGGCCTGAGCCTGCGTTGTCGTAGATAGCCCCTGCAGGGTTTGCCTGATAGATGCTCATGATGGCGTACTGCTTGCGACCCATGCGTGACTTGCGTGTGCCACCACCGAACTTGACTCGAATGCCACGCAGGATTGCTTCCTTGCGCCACCGTGTCTTGCCACCACGACCCTTGATCAGTTCGCCCTTCAAAATGTTTGAGTCGCCACTGTTGTTGAACGGCGTGAGGTCAGGGTCAAGCCACAAGGCATAGTCCTTGATGCTCTTGATGGTTGGCGCAGCTGCGCGTCGCATGTCTTTTTGCATCTGGCGAATCAGATCAGGCTCAACCTTTTTGATGGCTTTGATGGCTGCAGCTAGGTCTCTGTTTGGGTTGATGACTTTTGCTTGCGCCATGTCTATTTCTGCCTGTCTTGGATTGCTTGGCTAAGGGTTGAGATGAGCGTGACCGGCATCTCTCGAAGG